TTGGCGTGAAGGACCAGGGCGGCGATGTGGTGGCCAAGGGGGCCTATGCGGTCTCGCTGGCGCGGCTGGGCAAGACCGGCGCACGGGTCAAGATGCTGTGGCAGCACGATCCCGCGCAGCCCATCGGCATCTGGGACGAGGTGCGGGAGGACGGCATGGGCCTGTGGGTCAAGGGCCGCATCCTGACCGAGGTTGAAAAGGGCCGCGAAGCGGCGGCCCTGTTGACGGCGGGGGCGATCGACGGGCTGTCGATCGGCTACCGCACCGTCAAGGCGGAACGTGACGGCAAGGGGCGGCGCCTCTTGCAAGAGCTGGAGCTGTGGGAGGTGTCTCTGGTGACATTCCCCATGCTTCCCGAAGCGCGGGTGACGGCGAAATCGGACACGGTTTCAGATGTCTTCCGCGAACTGGCCCACGTCTTTGATGACGCGCGCCGGAGCCTGGCCGAGCGCGGATAGCGCCCGGGCCTTTTCCTTATCAAGAGGTGAGACGATGACCGAGAGAGAGGCTCGGGCCGGGGAAGGCTTGTCCCAGGCCCTGACACCGGCCGCAGAGGTGAAATCTGCGATGACCGGATTTTTGAAAGAATTCAACGGCTTTCAAAGCGAAGTGAAACAAGCGTTGCAACATCAGGAAGAGCGACTGACCATGCTGGATCGGAAAACCATGACCTACTCGCGCCCCGCGCTGTCCACTGCGATGGAGTTGGACGCCCCCCACAAGAAGGCCTTCAATGCCTATCTGCGCACCGGCGATGACGACGGCCTGCGCGGGCTGACGCTGGAGGGCAAGGCGATGTCCACGGCGGTGGCCGCGGATGGCGGCTATCTGGTCGATCCGCAGACTGCGGACTCGATCCGCTCGATGCTGGTTTCGACCTCGTCCTTGCGGGCGGCGGCGAATGTGGTGCAGGTCGACGCGGTGTCGTTCGACGTGCTGATCGACCGCAGCGAAGTGGGTTCGGGCTGGGCCACCGAGGTGGCGGCGCAGTCCGAAACTTCGTCCCCCACCATCGAGCGCATCTCGATCAAGCTGCACGAGTTGTCGGCGATGCCGAAGGCCAGCCAGCGCCTGCTGGACGACAGCGCTTTTGATGTCGAGGGCTGGCTGGCAACCAAGATCGCCACCCGTTTCATCCGGGCCGAGGCCGGGGCCTTCATCAACGGCGATGGCGTGGACAAGCCCAAGGGCATCCTGCTGCCTGCCAAGGTGGCCAATGCGTCCTGGACCTGGGGCAATCTGGGCTATATCCCGACCGGTGCTGCGGCCGATTTTTCCACCACCAATGCCAGCGACTGCATCGTGAACCTGGTCTATGCGCTGGGGGCCGACTACCGCTCGAACGCGACCTTCCTGATGAACTCGAAGACTGCGGGTGCGGTGCGCAAGATGAAGGATGCCGATGGCCGCTTCATGTGGGGCGACAGTCTGCAGGCGGGTGAGCCGGCGCGTCTGATGGGCTATCCGGTGCTGATCTGCGAAGACATGCCGGACGTGGGCACCAACACCTACCCGATCGCCTTTGGCGACTTCGTCTCGGGCTATACCATCGCCGAACGCCCGGATCTGCGCATCCTGCGCGACCCGTTCTCGGCCAAGCCGCATGTGCTGTTCTATGCCTCCAAGCGCGTCGGCGGCGATGTCACCGACTTTGCGGCGATCAAGCTTCTGAAGGTTGCGGTCTCGTAAGAGGCCAACGCCATCCCGGTCCGCACCCTGCGGGCCGGGACCGGGCGCGCGCCGGACCTTTCGTTCCGTCTAGCTGCTCCCCCTTCCGACCGAGCGGAGCGGGAGAGGCGCGCGTCCACCCTTTCATTCGCGGCACCGGAGAGACGAGATGATGTTGACCGAAGTGACGGCGGTGCCCGGCGCGGCCTTGCCGGTTGAGGCGCTGAAGGACCATCTGCGGATGGGCGCAGGGTTCGCCTTGCCACCCGGGCAGGATGGGCTTTTGGAAAGCTATCTGCGCGCGGCGATGGCTGCGATCGAGGGCCGCATCGCCAAGGCGCTGATCCAGCGGCGGTTTTCCTGGTCGGTCGAGGGCTGGCGCGACCCTGAGGCGCAGGCGCTGCCGATTGCGCCGGTCAGTGCCCTTCAGACGCTGACGTTGTTCGCGGTGACCGGGACGCCGACGGTGATTCCGCCGGGGCAGTTCAGGTTGATTGCCGATCTGCACCGCCCGCGGATTGCGGGGATCGGGGCGCTTTTGCCTTCGATCCCGACCGATGGGCGCGCGGTGGTGGAGTTTGATGCGGGCTTTGGTTCGGACTGGTCCGATGTGCCGGCTGATCTGCAACAGGCGGTGCTGTTGCTGGCGGCCGAATATTACGAGCACCGGCATGACGATGGCTCGGCCTCGGCCGGGCTGCCGTTTGGTGTGGTGACGCTGATCGAGCGCTGGCGCCAGGTGCGGATCCTGGGTGGCGGGGGGCGCAAATGAAGGCGCCGCATCTGAATCGCGCGTTGGATCTGGAGGCGGCCACGCGGGTGCCGGACGGGGCCGGAGGCTTCTCCACCGTCTGGGTGTCGCAAGGCACGCTTTGGTCCGAGATCGTCGCCGGATCCGGCCGCGACCCGGCGGGGGTGGAGTTGATCCTGACCTCGGTTCCTTACCGGATCACGGTGCGGGCGGCGCCGGTGGGGGCGGCGAGCCGACCAAAGGTGGAACAGCGGTTCCGCGAGGGGCTGCGGCTGTTCTCCATTCTGGCGGTGGCGGAACGTGACCAGGCGGGCCACTACCTGACCTGCTTTTGCAAAGAGGAGGCCCCGAAATGAGCTATGGTGCAGCGGCGGCTTTGCAGACGGCGGTCTATCAGCATCTGTCTGCGGCCACGGCTTTGGCGGGCGTGGCGATCTATGATGCGGTGCCGCCGAACCCTGCGGGCACTTTCGTGCTGGTCGGCCCGGAGGAGGTGCGCGACGCCTCGGACAAGTCGGGGCCGGGGGCAGAGCATCTGCTGGTCGTCAGCGTGATCAGCGACGGCACCGGCTTTCTGACCGCCAAGACCATTGCGGCGGCGATTTCCGACGATCTGACCGGTGCTGCGCTGGTACTTTCGCGTGGCAACCTGGTCAGCCTTTTGTTTCTGCGCGCTTCTGCCCGACGGATCGACGAGGGCGAAGTGCGCCGCATCGATCTGACCTTCCGCGCGCGGATCGAGCTGTAACGGCCCATCGGGCCGCAACCCAAACTTTACCCCAGGAGAAAAGCCATGGCAGTTCAGGCCGGCAAGGACCTTTTGATCAAGATCGACCAGACCGGCAACGGTCAGTTCGAAACCATCGCTGGCTTGCGCGCGACGCGCATCAGCTTCAACGCCGAGACGGTGGATGTGACCTCGCTGGAATCTCAGGGCGGCTGGCGCGAGTTGCTGGCAGGAGCAGGCGTCAAGTCGGCGTCGATTTCCGGCTCGGGCGTATTTCGCGACGCGAATACCGATGAACGGGCGCGGCAGATTTTCTTTGATGGCGAGATACCGAGCTTTCAGGTGGTGATCCCGGATTTCGGCACCGTGGAAGGGGCGGTCCAGATCTCGGCGCTGGAATATGCCGGCAGCCACAATGGCGAGGCGACCTATGAGGTCACGCTGGCCTCGGCCGGGGCTTTGACCTTCACGGCGCTTTGATGGCGAACCCTTGGGCGGGCGAGGTGGCGATTACCCTCGATGGGCAACGTCACGTCGCCAAGTTGACGCTGGGGGCGCTGGCCGAACTGGAGGCGGCGCTGGAGGCGGGGTCCCTGCTGGAACTGGTCGAGCGGTTCGAAGCGGGGCGGTTCTCTACCCGCGATGTGCTGGCGCTGATTGTCGCAGGCCTGCGCGGCGGCGGCTGGCAGGGCACGGCTGGCGATCTTCTCAAGGTCGAGATCGGTGGTGGCCCGGTAGAGGCGGCACGGGCGGCGGCGGAGCTTCTGGCCCGCGCCTTCGCCTTGCCGGGCGAGGGGTGAGACCCGCTATCGCAAGGCCCGGGATTGATTGGCCGGGGCTGATACGGGCGGGGCTGCATGGCCTGGCGCTGGAGCCCGCCGCCTTTTGGCGCCTGACGCCGGTGGAGTTGCGGATGATGCTGGGGGCGGAGAAGATGGCTCTGCCCCTGACGCGGGCGCGGCTGGCCGAACTGGCCGCCGCGTTTCCGGACATCGAACAGAAGGGGACGGATGATGGACAATGCCGAGGTCCTGATGGACCAGCTGACCGCGCTTGAAGACCGGATGGGGTCTTCCGCCGCGATGGTGGCGGCCTTTGACGGCGAAATGGCCAGGATGCGCGAGTCGGTCGTCTTTACCGGGCGCGAGGTGAATGCCTTGTCGTCGGGCATTGGCGGCGGGTTGCGGCGGGCTTTTGACGGGCTGGTGTTCGACGGGATGAAACTGTCGGATGCACTGAAGGGCGTGGGCAAGACCATTGCCGACACGATCTATTCCATCGCCATGAAGCCGGTAACGAATGCCTTTGGTGGCGCACTGGCGCAGGGGATTGCCGGGGTGATGGGGTCTTTCATGCCCTTTGCCAACGGCGGGGCCTTTACACAAGGCAAGGTAATGCCATTTGCGACCGGCGGGGTGGTCGCTTCGCCGACATCGTTCGCGATGCGCGGCGGGCGTGGGTTGATGGGCGAGGCGGGGCCCGAGGCGATCATGCCGCTGGCGCGCGGCGCCGATGGCCGTCTGGGCGTACAGGCTGCGGGCGGCGGACGACCAGTCAACGTGGTGATGAACATCTCCACCCCCGATGTGCAGGGCTTTCAACGCAGCCAAAGCCAGATCGCGGCCCAGGTCGGCCGCGCGCTGTCGCGCGGCCAGCGTAACCGGTGAGGAAGAACAATGGCATTTCATGAAATCCGCTTTCCGGCGAACCTGAGCTTCGGCTCGGTCGGCGGGCCCGAGCGGCGGACCGAGATCGTCACGCTGCAAAATGGACATGAGGAACGCAACACCCCCTGGGCCCATTCGCGCCGCCGCTACGACGCGGGGGTGGGGCTGCGGTCACTGGACGATGTGGAAACGCTGATCGCTTTCTTCGAAGCGCGGCGGGGCCAGCTGGACGGGTTTCGCTGGAAGGACTGGTCGGACTACAAATCCTGTCCGGCCTCGCGCGCGCCCGCCCCGCTGGATCAGATCATCGGGATCGGCGATGGCGCGGCCACGGTCTATCGGTTGCAAAAGACCTATCGCTCGGGGATGCAAACCTATGTCCGGCCGATCGTGAAGCCGGTGCTGGGGAC